GGGGTATCGATCCTATTTGGAGTTTCCACATCATGAAAAGTTGTGATTTCTTGGGTCTCAACTGAGTTTTCACTAGTGGACGAAGCGAGTTCCGTGTTATGTACATTGGGAGTATTGCTTTCTTGTTGTGAATCGCCAGGCATGGTGTTTCGGAACGCCGCATGTGTTACCATACGACTGCTGTAACTGCCCAGTACAGCTGTCCCTATCCAATAGAGGATTTGGTGGGGCTGCCACCGAGGCTCCTCACCCTAAATAGGGCACCTCGACCATCATTCTAAGCCCTACACTAGAGTTTATTGGAAAATTTCCTCTAATGATGGGTAACCATAGAATGATGCCTCCAGAACACTATACTTACATATAGTATTCCAGAAACCGCTCCTGAGCATAACCACGATAAGTGTTTATATCCAGGTGATCTCCGGTCGCATTTGCATATGCTCGGTCAATTATTTTAGACCAAGTATTAAAAACGCTCTCTTCATGCATAGAAAGCTCCATAATTGCGTTTTCACAATTCAACTTTGTACCTTCCTGAATGTCAAGTCCTCCTCGACACCAGTTTGGCATTTCAAGAATTGTGTCCATACAAAGTGGAGCTTCCCAAACCTTCCGCTGTTCATCGTACCTAAACTTACGTTTAAGATACTGCACGTCCTTAATTGATCGCCATTTTGGTACTTCGCCATTGACACCCTTAAGTTCATCAGTGTAGGTGAACCCAAGAGTCTCAAAGGCTTTAGCAATAGTTTCCATGTTGTACCACTCACAAACCTCATCACTGAAGTTTATGACGTTATCATCTCCATAAGAGACCATAGAAACATGCTTACCAAAATCTTTCATCGTCATCTTTATGCCAGCATTTTTAGCACAAATTGCGAAACACATTCGCAATCCCATACTATTAATGAAGCAATTGAGAGGGGTCGTTGCGGGATTTCCAGAGGGTTGACTGTGCGTCATCATATAGACAGAGTCATTACAGATGTGTACAGAATTGTACACATCCATTAATAACACATGTCTTATCAGACTATTCTCAGCACCATCATCATAAAACTCATTCGCCAAATCTGCAAATTTTTCCATAATACAAACATTCAGTGATCCATCAAAAGTTGAGAAATCACCTGCAATAACTTTGTTTCCAAATTTGGTCAATTTGCGAACAGTTTTACTCCAGTCCTGAGAATACACATTCGTTCCAATAGACACTTCATTAGTAATTCGATTTTCCATCAAATGAGCTATAAAGCCCAAATAATACATTCGAAAAGCTATAGAAAAGTCCATTGGTCCATTTGAGAATACTCGCGTTTTCAATTGATTAACCTTCTCAATGGGTCGACGCTCATCTTTCAATGTGTCTACCCACATCACAGGTAATCGTTTTCCTTCACGAGCTGCCTGAATTCGTCGTTGAACGGCTAGTCTAACATCTTCATTGAGAACATATTCCCCTTCAAATCCAAACCAGCCTTGTTTTCCTTTGGTTCCCTTAGTTCTATCCTTTATCCAAGGATAGCCTGGAGAACTACTCCGATTTATTGAAGAAATATACTCACTAACCTCAGAGCCACAAATGGCTTCTTCATAAGTGAGAATTTTCTTCAATTCATCTCGCATACCCTTCAACCAAATAGATTTGGTCAATTGATATGCTTCCTCAATCATGTCCTTGTTGATATAAGGTGTATCCATAGCACATTTCATCAAATTTTTATGTTTCATATTGACGAAAACCCCATCCTTAATTACATTACGCAAATAAGCAGGTTTCGTTTTTATGTCACTAATTTGACCATGCACCAAGGAAGGTCTTATATCAGTCTTGCCAGGTTCATATAAGGGTTCGAAAAGTTTACCAACTGGTAACATCTTAAGGGCAGGAAGATCACAGAAACTGAGATCCTCAGGTCCAAATTCAGTACCAGAAGGCAACTTAGGTTCGGGTTTTGAGAAATCCAATGTCGAGTCCAAATCCAATTGGATCTGCATGCTAACATCTATTTTAGTAAATGCTCGCTCAAGATCCTTTTGGGTTATAGATTCAGCATAGGCTTTGCCGGTTGTAGCTCCCGCTACATGAATACCAGCAATTTTCCTCAAAACTTGAGTCTCATTGATAATTAGTGGAGAACCACAATCACCATTAGTCGTCGGCATTGTATATTCTAAACCTTGACGTAGAATATATTGTCCTTTTTGAGAATCATTCAGCGTATAAGGCCTATCATAAGCCTCCACCCGATCACATTCAATGAGAGTTGATAAAAATTTACCAACTTTCTCAGAAAAACGCAGTACAGGTAGAGTAACTTCGCATCGTTTGAACTTTGACATAGACTCAGCATTTTGGAAATGCTTCACCAAATCAGAATGTTGACAAACGAATTTTGGAAAGGCTAATAACGCTGCCTCCTTAGATTCACCAAGAGCATTAACAATTGGAATTTTCTTTACATCTTTCCATGGTACTCTAAATACCACGTCAAAGAGATTTCGAATTTCAATTATATCGTACTCAGCAATAAATCCAAGAAGATGTCCAGGTACTAACATCAAATTTGAACGAACAAAAAGTCCATTCAAAAGAGGTGTTATGCGGTCGTCGTTATGTACTAAACAAACTTTATATAAGTTTGTCAGTACACGATTCGTGATCAATCGTTGGGCGACTTGATCTTTCCACATTTGCATTGTAACATCAACTATGTCATTGGGATCACTTTCTACAAATTTTGCAGTTGGTTTCTTCAATGTCACAGCATCACTACTCGCAAATGCTTCAATCACTCGTTGCACTTGTTGTTTCCGGGTCACACAATCACCAGAAGACTGCGCCTCTATAACAATAGGTTTCTGTTGTTTCAAAGTAACTTCATCAGCAGATGTCTTAGCTTCAATTACTTTAACCTTTTGTTGTTTAAGAGTCACATTATCTCCAGAAGATTGTGCTTCAATAACAATCGGGGTCCTGTTTTTATAAGTACTCAAATCAGCAGAAGCAAAAGCTTCCACTTTGGGAGTATTCACAAGAGATTCCGGGTCTTTTTCAAAGAATTGATTCAATTCGCCAGACACCAATTCATAATTTTGGTTTTTGTAAAACACATGCCTATTGGCAGTTATAAGAATAATCTTATCTGTCAATTTAGCATGATTATCTACTAAACTTATTATGTATTTGGTGGCTTTGGGTACCAAAACCACGCGGTGACGTGGCTTCAGTAATAGGGCAAGATGTTCCTCTATTTGATTTACGGACATACGCCGTAAGTCAAGAGTTTCATCCAACTCCCAGAATTTATTCAATTCTCTTTCAGGTATAATGAGCGTGTATCCAGTATTAATGAAATGACGCTTAATTGCCTGTTTCTTCTTTTGTCCATCAGAACATAACCATTTCCAGAAACCTACAATGGTAAGAATACCAATGAAGGTTCCAAGTACTCCGGCTACTATTGTCCAGGGGTGATCCTTTGCGTATTGTAAACATTCTTCCATCCAAGAATTAAGCATTTTCATGCTTGTATCTCGGACTTGACGAAGGTATACAACACCACTTGCCAACTTCTGGTAGAATTTCATTTCTGAGATTCTTTCCATTTGTTTCTCAAATTCAAGAGGAGCCAATTCAAAAGCCAATTTGGAAATTTGTACTGTGTTGCCGTAAGCGTCATATACAACTCCCTTACAGCTTTCAATCATCTCTTGAAGTCGAATTTTCTCAATTGGAACTAAGGATGAATCAGCGTCTACTTGCATTGACACTTCGATTGCATCCTCAAATTCCAATTCAGGGCATTTGTCATGTTTTTGTTCTGGTCGTTTTGATCGACTTTCGGCATAATTCATCAGAAACTCATTCAACTTAGCGGAATTATCTCTACATTCTTGAGTCTTTTCCAAACACATATCTAGAAAATCTTCATATTCTAGATCAGTTTGGTATTTCTCTCCAGTTTCAGGATTTACTAAGTCTACTAGATAACATTCTGTTGAACATATGTCTCCAGTCTTCTTCTTTACTAAATCTTTATCCAAGCGTCTTACCATGCACCCTTTAGTCTTCGAATATCCTTCCTTCGTAAATTCTTCCTTATTGCGCACTTCAGCACACAGATCAACTCTACGTCTGAAAGCATCAGGAAAAGTTAACGAATTAACAGATTGTTCAAAAACATTAGATGTCATGATAATCACTTTTGATGTAAATTTAGTCTTCCTCTTATCTTCTAAATGGGCCATGTGTAGGGGATAAGGGGCTATATTAGCGGTACGTATCAATTCCATAAATTCAGGATTGGGATTAGATGTTGAATCTCTCATCTGTCCAAAATCGTCATAGACTACAACGTTTTGTCCTTGATAATTATCCCAAAATTCCTGTTCTACATTTCTCATGTAAATATTCTTGGAAAAGTTACGCATTTCTTCTACATTATCTACTAAACTATTATTAAGATCTACAGCTAAAGGCCATGTCATACCTGACTTACCAACTCCAGACTCACCATACAGCCAAATAACTACAGGTTGAGTTCGGGGTTTATTTCCAAAAGCACCAGATGTATCCACTGCTTTAAAAACTTCAGTCAAATATCGCATGTGAGTATTAAAACTAATAGTTAATTTTGTTGGAAGTTTCATATCTGCAATATTACGAGAAATTTCCAATCCGCGTTTGTAGAGATTCTCTACACGTTGGATTTCTTTTGTATCTCTCATAATTTCTTCAACAACACTTCTTCCATCAAAAGTACCATCCATATTAATCTTATGTCCTACTAAAGCTGCAACTTCATCGCACCAAGTCTTATAACCCTCTACGAGGACTTGAAGTTCAGCTTCTTGTCTTAATCCTAAAGTATGCACTCCGAAATACTCAAGCATCGAGGTTACGCCAGTATTAAGAACTGTATTGAGATCCATGATACCCTTTGCAGAGCGTCCTAGTTCTCCAGTTCTCTTTAACATTGCCTCAATACCAGTCTTACTTGGGAGTGTTTTGGTAAAAACTACACTTAAAACTAGAAATATTGCACTTACTATAACACCGGGTTGTAATAAAATCGAAGGATCAACTTCTGGCATATCCATTTGCATGGAAACCTGAATAATAGGGTTACTACTACTCAAAGCTTGTTTACCAAAAGTTAAAAGCTCTTTTATTTTATCGGTGTTAATCTTAATTCCTGAAACATATTTCTTAATAAGTCTAAATACCTCTACTGCAATAGAGGCTAACTTGAGTCCAGGTTTAGCAAAACTCACTTGTAACAACGCACTAATGATGTCTATACAAACATCAATAACACTAATTGATCCAAAGAATTTTGCTTCACACTTTGCATACGTCTGTCTGAAACCAGACAGAGTATCCTCAAGTTGTGGAATTAGATTATCCATAATATGATTCGCTCGGTCCATTGAATGATTGAATTTGAATGCAGTACTTTTCAAGATTTCCCTTTCTTCGGTCCAATTAAACATTCCTTGCATTTCAACTTCAATCAAATCCTTTAACTTGCGGGGTTTCGTCATATGAGCACGTTTCTCTTCATTATTAATTCTATCAATATGCTGTTGCATTTTGATTTCCTCATAAGTCTTAGAAACGCGTTTCTTCATTCTCTTCTGTCTGCAAGATTCCTTATAAGAAATATCAATGGGTCCTGGGTTTTCTTCAATATCTCCTGAAAGGAGAAGTAAAATACTATCCCAGTCACCACATCGATACAACTTATTTAAGAATCCAATCCTATACAACTCATACCACCAATGTTTTGAAACACAGATGGTCTCCGAGCGGGGCATTCCTCGACTGTTCATACTAATTGGAGCATAATCAATATATTTTAGCAACAATGTAAACCAAGTTTTAGAAAACTCAGAGTCCATTAATGCATCATATAAATTTTCATAATACTCACAATTAAGGTCAAAATATTCGAGGTCCTTCGTTCTTTCATCCTTATCTACTATGGTCAATGTAAAACCAATACAATTGATATCTTGATGTAAAACAAAGAAATCAATTTGATCTACATAAACCATCTTCAATATTTGAGCTCTTTCTACAGATTTTAGAGTAAGAAAACATTCTTGTTCTTCATCCATAGTAATTGCTCGCATA